CGCGCTTTGAAACCGAAATTAGGATATTGTACTAATCCTACCTCCGTTGGGGGGGCCTCTAAGTACACGCATACCATGCTGATGCTCGACTCGAAGCAGACTAGGTTTGATATCTTGGCTGATGAGAGGGCTGGTATGTGCGCATTTTGTTACCGCGACGCTCTACAGGAGCTGGCTAAGCCCGTTGGAGATACGCCGCACATGCACCGCATGATGCGCATTCCCAACAGATGCCGACGTTGCGAAGCACCATCTTACCTCAAGCAACCCAAACGTTACTTTAACCGCGTTAGGGCCGCCGTCAATGCTACCATGTGCTACATTGACCCGGACCTCAACCCGTCTATGGTGTACGGCGAAGGGGTGTTCATGCCAGACAACCTCTACGAGGACAAGTCGGCATATGAGGTGTTCCTCCCGACTGAGATTCTCGCGGCTGCCGCCAGCCTCGTGAATAAGTCAGGTGCTACGCATCAGTTTGGCGCCAAGCCGCCCAATGATTGGTTACAGATAGCCAATCTGGTGTCACAAGGAAAGCAAGCCGAGGAGTACGCTTACGCCTTGTGCACCGTTGGGGTGTCAGCAATCGTCGATGAGATCGGTTGCGCGTACCCGCCGGTAACATTTTACGACTGCTTTATGGGTTTGCTACCCGACGGCGCTTTGGACGCAACAGCGGAGGTTGGTTATGCTTGGCAAACCCACCGACCCTGCGGGCGTTCGATTTCTGCCAGCGGCAAGTACAGGCCATTGGCCGTTCAGGACGCGTCAGCGCAGCGCGAGCACTTCGAGGCGGAGGAGCTCGATTGCTTGCAGGAGCCTGACTTAAGCGGACGTCCGAACGTGAGGCCACCGAAGCCTGCGCTACCACCACCGCCCGGATTGGAGGAGCAAGCAGCTGAAGCAGCCGAGATAGACCAACAAATGGGCGCCCACTTTAATGGCGACCCCCTGCGATCAACGACTGTCATCAACGAGCACGATGACCATGTGCAGGATAACCGAACCGCTGATGGGGAGTTAGGTGTGCGCCAGGCGCGTTCACGCTTCCCGAAGACGTCCTCGGTCAAAGAGTATCTGTTCAGTAACGACCCCGAGAACTTGGTCTCGGCTGAAGCCATGCGCAACAAGGGTGTTGGCGTGGCGGATTTGTCGCCTGATCAATCGAAAGTCTTTGACGAGGTCGTGGCCGCACTTAAGAAGCACCTTTTCACCAAGAACCGAGTGCTGAAGTCGGAGCGATTCATTTCTAAGACAACCGATGTGTTGCCCAAGAACCGGACCGAGGTTCAGAAAATGCAGATGCACATTGACGCGCTCAACTCGAGCGGCGACGAAGGCGTGCCCTTCTCTCTTTTGGTTGATGCGTTCACCAAGAAAGAGGTCACCAAGAAGCCAAAGCCCCGCCCGATTGTCAACCATGGCAATGCGCGAGTATGGGGCATGGCTAAAACCGCCGCCGTGTTTGAAGACGTGTTGTTCCACAGCGTACCACACGCGTGCATCAAGCACAAGGAGAAGAATGCCAAGATGAACGACTTGTTTTGCGCTTTGGACGGCTGCACTCACAAGATCGAGAACGACTTGACGGCTTTCGAGTTTGGCATTTATGATCGGCTGAAACAGGCCGAGTGTGACTTATTCAAGCACATCATGCAGCATTTGGACCTGGCCGCTGACAACGCCGGGTTCTGCTGCCGCGTGGTTGATTCGCGCACTCACGCATGCACTTGGGTCGTCCGCTACGTCGACGCCGCAGGGGCGAAATGCTGCCTCAAGCTCGCCTTGCCACGCGCCATGCGCGAATCTGGCGATCGCGTGACTTCGAGTGGCAACTTCTTGCAGAACCTGTTGGCTTGGATGACCTTGCTGGTGAAGCCCGGCAAGGCCGAAGCGGCCGTGCAGAGCCTGATTCAAAACAAAGGCAAGTTTTTCTTTTACACCAGCGCACGCGACGGCAAGGTGTATAAGGCATTTCTCGCCTTTGAAGGAGACGACACGCTTGGTAGCCTCGACGAGAAGATTTTGGTCCACAACAACGGC